CTCAACAGGTCCGGATTTCAAAAATCCGGCCCTTTATCAATCCTTCTTGGGGTTTTGGCGTGGAGTCGAGTTTGTTCTCGACCACCACCGCTGCCCTAAGGAGGTTGTCTCTGACTTCAGAAACCAATTGAAGGCCTACCTGGATGTCTCGACTGAACTCGAATTTATTTATCGAGCTAAGAAGATCTTTCCTAGTTACCTCTCAAGGTTCCTGAAGAACCCACCACCAGAAGTGGATTTCCCCTTCGTTGCCACTGGAAAGTGGCGCCGTTGGGCTAAGTCCCGGCTATTGGGTCGCCGTAACTTACATCTATGGTACTCTCTTCTTCAGTCGAAGAAGGCATGTTTCCCGGTGTCTCGAAGTTTTGTTTTCGGACAACTACTTCGTCACCGTGGTAATATGCAGAATGAGGATCCTCTGGATGAGAATCAGGCATCCGAGCTCATGAGAGACTCTGGTCTTAAGGCAATTCTTCTAGGTCACACACGTGATCCAGATTTTGTAGAAAGAGTATGTAGGGATTTAGGTCCCGACGACTTCTTCCACTTGCCTCCGACCGCGTCCGCTTGTTTCGAGCGGACGAGAGCCACTGGTGGCTGTGCAGGTGAGATACTGCACGAGGCCGGTTCCAGACTCCGCGAGGAGAATGAACCGGTGGAGTCCATCCACAAGCTGTTTTCAGACTTGTGGGAGGAGGCTCCGTGTGATGAACCGAGGTACGACCAAGACTATCTTGCCTACTCGGGAGTTCCAATTTCTTTGGATGGACGCGTCGTCACTGGGATCTATGATTCCGGTAAGACGTCCCGTCTTCAGAAAGAGTAATCTCTTGTTTAACAGAGACGCTCGCTGAGAAGGAGCGCTCGCTCAAGGCTCGAGTTGCGGTCGTTTTGGAACCTCTTAAGGTTCGCACTGTCTCATGTGGAGAGGCACGCGAGTATTTCGCCGCGCGCTTCTTCCAGAAAGAGATGCACCGGTCAATAGCTCAGCTTAAATGCTTTGCCATCAACCGACCGGTCTGCCCGACAGATGTCGCAGGGCTCTACTCGAAAGAGTTGGAGACCGACGGAGCTGTCTGGCATAGTATCGACTATTCAGACGCCACTGACAAACTCAGTGCTTCGCTTTCACGCGAGCTACTTGATTTCGTCATTCGTATCCTCGGGTACGAAGAATATCGTGACGTCCTTAGATCGGTGCTTGCACCGCATGAGATTCATTACGGAGGAGTAGTTTCAGGTGCAGAACTACTCGCACAGATTGAGCAAGGGGAGCTTCCCGAGGACTTAGTGTCCTCCTTAGAATGGAAGTGCCACCCTCTTCTTTCGGATTCAAAACCCGGAGATGAGAGTTGCCGATGTTCCTTTGACGGTTGCCAAGGAATCTGCCGCTGGTTACCTGCGGCTCGGATCCTACCCTGGCCGAAATATAGGCTGGCGCCGGTTCAACAGACGAACGGACAATTGATGGGTTCTATCCTATCATTTCCGATCCTTTGTCTTGCCAATCTTTGTACCTACCTCATGGCCTGGAAACAGGTCTATGGCTCATTCCGTTCCCCCGCGGGGGGGTCTTGTCTTGACCATGTCCTAGTCAATGGCGACGATATGATATATTTCGCCAATTGGTCTCTTCGTGAGGCCCAAGGTTACTGGGCCGACCGGATTGGCTTAACCATGACAGTCGGTAAGA